GAACAGACACATGCTCGTCGCTGCCCGCAAAGTGTGCGCTAAATGCCCGATAGCAGAAGCCTGTCTAGAAGAGGCTCTTACCCAGCCTTACATAGAAGACCACGGCATCTGGGGTGGCTCATCGTCGTATCAACGCAAGTTGATGCGTAGCAACCCAAAGCTAAAGACTGTCCACCTACAAGAACTACGCCGAGAGGGGCGCAAATAATGTTTGGACTTACCAAGGAGAAAAAGCATGACCGAACTGAACGATTGGATGACCGCAAAAGAGTTAGCAGACTACGCTGGTATCGCCTACCCAGGTCTTTGGACTTATCGAAAACGAGGCATCCTTCCAATGCCGGATATGTACATCGGGAACAAGCCTCTGTGGAGTCGCGACCTTATCGAGTCGTGGGAATTCACTTGGGAAAGAAGAATCACTAAAGCCTGACCAGATAGTTTGATTAGGGCCAAAATCCTAGTGACTATGGTTCTGGCTCTACTCACTAACTGTTATCAGATAACTAGTCTTCTAGTTTTTCTCGGATAATCATGGTGGTTTGCTCCTCTGAAGCAGCCTCTTCCATCTCTTTCATGGCCTGTACTCGGTCACCAAAAATAGCAGACAGAACTCCCTGTCCTGCGTTGCGTTGGGCGGTAATCTGAATGAACTCTTTTTGTTCATCCAACTCCTTCATGGACTTGAGCATCTTAAAGTACCTGTCCATTTCTTGTGACACATTCGGGTCTGCGTATCCACCGTTCAATTCCTCAGAAAACCGCATAAATGCTACTCTCTGGGCTTGCATCTCGAGGAGGGCTGTGTTCATTGCGCGGAGTTGCTCGGGGGTCTCAACCTTGATTGGGAGATTGAAAGCACATGTTGTAGCGGGCTTAAAAGCAGGGCAATTAGCAGCCACAAAGCATGTGTCGCATTGGCGCAAAGAGGATGACTGCGACTGTACAAGAGGCACATCTTTGAGGACATCTACCCCGTCTTCGTTCTCTACAACGGTCTTCATCTTGTACCCAAAAACGGGCATGGAGATGACCTCTTCGGGGTCTCGTTGTGTCACTTCAGCAGGTTCAGACTTCCGCACTTCAGACCCGCTGTTATTAGAAGCACCCCCCATGAATTCCATCAAACCTGTATATAGGGTGTCATCACTGTTATCAGCTATCACGGGCTGTTTGCCACCCTTGATGGACTCGAGCTTAGGCTTGTCCTTATCCATGACTTTCTCCAACTGTTTGTATGACCAAACTGCGACTCGGGTTGCCTCCAAAGTGTCGTCTGCAATGAACTTATCAAAGTCCAAGCCAGCTTTCTGCACTACCGCCTTATATCTTGGGCGAGCCTGTGCCTTCATCTTCTTGGGGTATCGCACAAGCTTCATGCCGTCCCAGATGATGGTCTCCCCTCGACGCATAGGAGAGAGCCACGACAATGTAGAAGCCGTATCAAACGGTATCTGGCGTAGGTTGTCGGGCTTAGCAGTAGCAAGAGCATGTAGCTTGACTGGATACTTAGTCTTCAAAGACCGAGTAATGCCAGACAGATTAGTCACAGACTCAATAGTCTCGTACGGAATGGCGATGTTGTGATACTCAGAAGCCCATCTTTGCAAAACCATCGTGCCGTAGGACTCATGCCAAACCACCCACATCTTAGGGTCGTTCTCGTAGGCTGCTCGGTTCTGTTGAATAGCATGAAGCCCGAGCACCTGACTATCAAACTCTACCCAGCCCTCGATGCGCTCATGGTTCAGGGCAATAAACTCTTCGTAGTCAGCAGCGTACTCATCCAGCTCGCGCTTAGAGAGGTTAGCCTTATCAGCCTGGGTAGCACCGCTGTCAACCCAAACACGCGTCTCGGGCAGGAAGTGCTCGCCAATCAGGTAAGCCTTAGTCTTGGGAAGCCCGCGCTTACGCAAGCCCCAGTAGTTAAGCATGACCGTATCAACACCACTGCGCTCGAGCAGAGTGCGGTTGCTGGGTATCTCTACCCCACCAAAGATAATCACGATTACTCGAAGTTTAAGGACTCAGTGCGCGAAAGCCGTAGGTCATTAGCAATAGCAGTGTTCTGCTTCTCAATAGCTGCTTCAATATCATCCCAGGCTCGCACACGCTTGGGCGCATCGGGGCGAAACTCTGGGCGTACATACGAAGGAACACCGAACATAACAGCAGGGATGCCTTGGTCAAAAGCGTATGACCACAGGTGCGGGTTTCCTGTAATAAAAAGAGCGACCTGCCCATGAGCACGAGCATAGTTAATCTGTCGCTTAGGAAGCTCTTCATCCTCAAGCCCTACACGCTTATCGATGATGTCGTCGTAGTTGATAATTTTGTGAACAGCAAGCCAGTCTTCAGTAGAAGCTCTGTCCATGGAGGAGATGAAGGTGATGCGGTTGTGCACAATCAGAGTAGAGACCATAACGACACCAGTGCCAATAGGCTGGTCGTTTCGGTCTTTAAGTACGCCATCAAGTTCTACGAGTATGTGCATGAAGTAATCCTATTGTTTTGCTCCCTGAATAGCAGCGTATCTAATTGCACTGTGAGCGTCCGGAAGCTCTACGCCATAGAGCGACTGCTCACGCTGTTGCTGGGCAGAGACGGCATGTTCCTTTATTTTGCGAAGCATTTGAATAGTACCTTCGCGCTTTCCAGCCTGCCAACGGTAGTTATTGAAATCTGCGTAGCCCTCTCCCGTTGTGGAGAATGCTTTACTGCGGCTCTCGTGAATTTCGTCAAACAACGCCGTTCCCTGTTGGGCAGCTACAAGCAAACGGTTCTCAGCGTTGCGTCGGGTAGCGTCGTTGTGCGATACGGAAACATCGTTCAAAGCCTGTGTAAAGCGCGTAACAATTTGGGCTGCCATGGAACGGTCATTACTTACTTTAGCTTCCCAGGCAGGGTTCTGAGGGGCTGTGACGCTAGGGTCTGGGCTTACTGTCCACTCGTCGTACTTAAGGTCATAAGCGGCGTACGGCTTAATCGTACGAATGTCAGTGGCTCCCGGGTTAACGTAAAACGTCAGCTCATAGCCATTCCAGTTAGCTGTCTTGGGCTGAAGCTCGGAGCGGAACCCCTCATTCAGGTACTCGCTGATTTCGCGGTCACCAAGACCCGCAAACTCTGGGTTGGCTTTGCGGAAATGAATGTAGTCAACACCAACCAGGCAGTCGAGGTCACCAGGCTGGCGAGCTGCTGACCACTGGTACGAAACACCCGAACCAGCCAACCACGCGTGTGCCCACGACTCTGGTTGACGGTAATCCTTGCCCAAGTGGTCATACAACAGCGTCAAGATACCCTGTTTAACCCAGCTTTTGAGATGACGACCCTCAAACAGTGTGGGGTCTAGGGTTTGCGAGGGTTCGCTAAAGTACGAGGTGGCAAATGGCAAACCCGAATCATGCATACTTCTAGTATACGGGTATGTGTTACACTTACCGCGCTTTACTTGGAGGGTGCGTCTTCCGGTGCTGGGGTCTCGGATGCCCGCTTTGCGAGGGCTTCCTTTACGACATCAGCGGTTGTCGGCTCTTCGGCAGGAACGAGTGCGGAAACAACCTGCTGGAAACCATCAAACAGAATCTGTCGCTCTAAGTCAGCAACAATCTTGCGGGAAGCATCGAGGATGTCGTACACGGTAGCTGTCTGTGCGAACGCCTCTCCGTTCTCATCAACCTCGAGCGGGGTGAGCGAAACACCGCCGTTGTCGCGTACGGTTACGGTAAATGCGTAATTAGGCATCGTATAGTCCAGCTTTCATTCGTTGTGTTTGAACTGCCACGCTGTGGAACGGGCAGAAGTTACAGAGGTAAACCTTGGGTCCAGGCGCGTTTTCTGGCGACTCGAGGCCAACGTCCTTGCGCTCTTTGGCGGTCTTGGGGAGCAGTCGCTTTTCTGGAGTCATGTAATCTCCACAACCAATCTTTGGACTGTTGTGTCGCTTGTAACACGACAGTGCATCCTCGGAAAACTGCATCTTTGTGGAGTAGAAGTCAGCCTCTGGGGTCATGGCATCCAGACCGGTTGCGCCCTTACCCTTGAGCTGGTCAATGATGGCCTTGCGCTGTTCGACGTTTGCCCACGTCTTTACTGGGAGCAAAAACAGCTTGCCACGGTGCGGGTCACCCGAAGGGAACACGTGCTTTTCGATGGTCATTTCCAGCAAGTAATCGTACTTGGGGTCACCATCATACGACGGCAGTTCTTCCATCGTGTTGCATACGAGGCAGTACAACAGGCGGATAACCGGTCCCTGGTGCTCAAACTCGCGTTTGCCAATTAGTGGCGCGTCAGCCATATAATGCTCCTTGTAAATGTAGTGCTATGCTACTACGAAATTGTTCTTGGGCAACTCGTAAAACACATATGTCATGAAATCTGCGGGTTCGCCAACAACCGTGTTGTCATAAACAACATTGTCGCGGTAACAGTACAGCGAATTGCGGAGTTTGTGATTGGACTTTTCCCACGAAAACCGTTGCCTTGAGGTTGCTGCCCAGATGATGGCTTGCGTTGGAAAATAAAGCAAAAACCCAATAAGAAAACCAAACGGCAATGACAAAATAAACGCGTACACAATGGGGTTTGAGAACGCGTTGTTGGGGCCACCAGCCAATGCTGAGTAAATCATGAGGCTGGCAATGGTTCCCCACAAAAACGTCCATCCCAACAGGTTCTTGGGGTTTGCTTGGCCTGGAACTGGTGGTGTGGAAAACCTCTGGGCTAGTGCCGTCGTGCTATTTGAGAAAAACACACTTGGGCTAACTGGTGAGTGACCTACGCCCATGGTCATTGCAAACCCTGCGGTTTTGGTGGTGTTGCTATCGATGATGTTCGATACTCGGTCTGAGTAGGCTATGCTGTCGCACAATGGGCAACAAATGGTGGTCATGATTATCCTTTTCTACTTGTCCCTCAACAAGTGCTCTAAGGATACACCACTTATGCGAAAACGCCTACTGGTACATGCTGGGCTTGGGGTCCGTGGGCCATGTCGGTGAGTCACCAAACGTATTACTCTTGGTAATCCGCTGTGTCATCTCGTTCGGCTTCCACGCTTTGTGCACACCGACGTTGGGGGCACTGTTGTCCGTGTAAAAGTGGTTGGGGTCTTCGTTCTTGGGGTCACCCTTGAGCTGGTAACGGTAACTGACAAACCCGTACTTACCTGCTGTCAATGCTGTCTGTAGGTATCCCAGCATACGGTGACGCTCTTTTGGCTGGTAGGTGTGCTCTTCTGAGAACTCTTCCCCACCGCCAATGGGCTTGTTGTCTGATGGAACGAACAACCCAACATGGTAATGCTCATTAATCCGCTTGGCCTTTGTGGGGTCAAACGACGGATTGGTAATCTCTTTGAACTGCTGACCTACGCGCGGGTCTTCAGGTTCTAGTTGATAGAACCCCATTGAGTCTACTTACCTGGGTTTACCTGTGCGGGGTACTCTGACGTGGCAAAACCGTAACCGTAGAACGGGTGCAGGCTCTGCTTGTTGTCGAGTGTCTCTTCGGCGCTTACGCCAGGGATAACCTCGGTGTTGGGGCGTGCCTTGCGGTACTTACCGTCGGTCGAACCCTCGTTAAGGCTTTGGTTCATCGAACGCGATGTGTTAACTGCCATGATTAGTATCCTTCTGGTCGGCGTCGGTATTCCGACTCGGTTTCTTTCCAATCGGGGTAATTATCCCCATGCGAGTCATCCGAATAACTGTCCTCATCTAGATAACGACCACGCGGTGAGGAACCGTTGTATTCGTGCCAAAGGTCTTCGTTAGCACCCGAGTTGGTAAATCCTTCGTGGCATTTATCGCAGACATCCCCTCCCGCATTTGCTCGCGAGAAAAACAGCTCATCTTCGGGGTGATGTCCAAAGTCCTCATTTTTATCAACTTCATGGCTTGTCAGCTTATTGCCGCAAGACTGGCATGTTGGAGAGAAGTCTACTTTGCGCTTGGGGTCGTGTGCACGGTTGGGTACTGGTTCGGACATGATTAATCCTTAACGGTACTTGTAGCCAACGTGACCGGTGTGGTAACCGGTAACGATTGCTTCTGCGGAATCTTTGGTGGTAAATGGCTGACCGCAACCCTTGCAAGTACTGTGCTGCTTCAGGTCAGTGATGAGGGGGTTACCCTTGGAGTCAACATTCTTGGCGAGGAGGGCGTCAATATCTGCCTGACGTACCTTGTTGTTGGCGCGGTTCGGTGGGTTGGTTGCCATTAGGCCAACTTGCCTTTCACTCGCTTTGACATCCGGTGCTCTCGGCACTGGGGGCAAAGACCCTTACTCATCATGAACTCTACGGGGTTCATAATCACACCACATTGGGGGCATGGTGCAGACCCTTTATATAGGGTAGCATTTTTGGCAATCTGTTGTGCCTGAAGTTCTAGCGTAAATCCGCCGTCGCCATCATCCATTAGTCGTTCTCTTCCATGTTCTCTTGGATTGCCCTTTGCCTGTTGGCTTGACGGGAACCCTTCTCATCAGGACTCAGGTGCGGTTGAGCAATGCTGCTACGCAAGTGCTCGTTCTTTGCTTCCATCCACGCTTTGTTCTCGGTTGCGCGGCTTTTGCGGCCTCGTTTCGGGTTCATTTCTTACCCGAACTCAAGTTCTCGTATGAATAATTATACACGTGGTCATTTAGCTCTTTAGCATCCAACGCGTTTTCTTGTGAACGGTCATCCTTTGGAACGAATGCACCATTAATCAGCTGTGATGCGGAACGACCGTGCTCAGCTGCGGTGAACAGGTGAGCCATGGCTGATTCTGGGTCTCCTGCTGAGTGGTACAGAATCGAGTCTTCAATTGAGTTGTGCGCCTTGTCGATGTGGTGAGTAATTGCTCCGGCAAGTTCCGTTGTGGCTGCTTCGGGGTTACCCTTTGCGTGTACCATTGCACGAATTGCAAACTCTTGGAGTGTGCGAGCCATTGCTTTGTGGTGCTCGGATGGCTTAGTTGAACCGAGTCTAATCATTAGTCAGACCCCAAACTGTTGCGGGATGAACCGGAGTAACTTCCGATTCCACCGGAGTACCAAGAAACGCGAGGTTCCGTGTACACACGGTCAATGCTTACAACATCTTCAATTTCGGGCTGTGTGCGCGGTCCCCAACCAAAACGGTCTGGGAACTGACGAATCTGTGGCAGCGGTGGTTTTACCAACTGCTGGAGCTGTGCGCCTGGAATGGTGGCAACAACCAATGCTTGCTGAATCAATCGCTCTTGGTTGGATGCCCAAGGTCCCAGGTACGACCAGTTCTGCTCGTCTGAGGTCGGTGCCACATACGGGTTACCAGAACCACCGGGGCCATCCCACGGCTTTGTCTGGTCGTAATTGCCATCAAATCTGGAGGTCACGATTAGCTCCAAATAGGCTTGAGGTATGCCAGTTGGTCGGCACGGCGAACGTTAATCGTTCCTGGCTCATTGGCGGTGGTGTTTGCCTTACCGTCATTTACAAGGTGCGGTGCCGGAGTCAAACGGATGTCGGGCGCACTCCGCTGGGTGCGATACATTCTTACTCCATTGCTGGTGTCCAGCACCGCGTTCATTTGGCGCTTCAGACCATCCTGTGCGCCGAATTCTGGTGCCCAAAAGTACGCCGAAGGCTCAATACGCTCGCCCTTGTGAACGCCTCGTTGGTACGCTTTTTGGTTGACACGGTTTTTAACACTGTCCAGCAAACGGTCATCACGACGGCTGCGAATAGTGCCAAGATAACCATCGGGATATTCAGCCGACGGAACGCGACCTGTACCAATGCGAATAGCGTCAAGGTCAGAGCGAGCAATGGGCGTGCCGGAACCACCCTGGTTGTTGTACCCATTGAGGCCACCAGCTCCTAGTGACTGCCAGTTCTGTGACGGTGAGAAGTTATTTGCTGCACCCGCCATGATTACTGCGCTCCGTGGGCAACCGGAGGTGGGGTAATATTTGAACCTGGGTTAAAGTTAATCCATGAACCAAGGTTTGTTGCACCCTGACTTGCACCTGAGAACTGGCTTGAACGCCAAGCGGTCAGGCGTGAAAGTCCAAAGTTTGCAGAACCGGCAGAATCGACACGGGTGTTAATCTGGTCGCTCTGCTTACCGAACCGAGCGGTATCAGCGTTCGAGTCAGGAATGTTACCGGGCATGCTCTGCACAGCAGAGAGCGCCGGACTCGTGTCGAACATGGGCATGGTTACCCCTTACTGAACGGACTGAATACCCGAATCAAAGTTCGGGTTTACGCGTCCCTGAATCGAAGGTACGATGCGTGCGTTTGCCATGGTGGGGCCAGCTGCGGGGTCTACGCTCACACCAATGTTTGCGGTGACGCGGTATGTGGCACCAACACGCTCGATGTTTGCGCGGTTGGCCTTGCCACCAGCGGTGGGGTCAGCAGACTGCGTGTTCTTGCGGGGTACGAGGGTACCCTGCAGAGCGGGTGCGGCACCAACTGGTACGCGTGCGCTGTTTGCTGCGGCTGCTGCCTCGAGGGCCTCGTCCGATGTGGGGTGGTTGCGTGTCACGCCTTTACCTGCCGATTCTAGATGATTTGACGGAGCGCCCGTACGACGACGCAATCCGTGACCGATACTTGCCCAGTTTGCCATGGGAACTCCTTAGACTCTTATATCAAGAGTACGGCTTATTTAGCTCGCTGTAACTGTAAAAACAATTGCAGAAATCTCACCATCACGAGATTCGATTGTGGCAAACCCTGGCTTGCACACGAGGTCAAGTCCACGGGGTGCAACATACCCACGAGCGATTGCAATTGCCTTGGTTGCTTGGTTAACCGCTCCAGCACCAACAGCACGCAACTTGACGTTGCGGTTATCGTAGATTGCGTGAGCGATTGCTGATGCAACAGACTGCGGGTTGGACCCTGCGCTTACGCGGAGAAACGGCTCTTCTGACGAATTGATTACGGGTTCTTCTGACACGATTTGTAGTCCTTAGTAGTGAAGTGCCCGCCTCATCAATAAGAGTACAGAAGTTATTGGACTGCGTCTCTATATTTTAAATCTTTTACCTGTTCAACGATTGCGGCTTCTGTGGCGTCGATTGCAATGCCACCAGCGAGTCTGGCAAGTCCGTAGGCATCTGCGGCGTTATCGTCGTTGAACTCTACGCCCCAACGCTTGTAAATTTGCATCAGCATTTCTTGCTTCTTTGATGTTCCTTTACCTGACGCATACTTCTTGAGTGTCATGGGCGGAATCTGCAAGGGCAAAAAGTGCTTTGCCCACAACGTCAACTTGACAGTAGCGGCGAGTTCACCTAATACCAACGCTGAATGGCTGGCAAGTACGGTACCCTCCATGGCAACATCCGTAATCGCCTTGCCAGCCAAATCGTTAAACTTATTTGTAATCCATTGGCTAATATCTGCAAGTCGCTGTACGCCGTTGTACGACGACTTGTAGACCCACACGTCGTAGTCATTGGGGGACTCGACGGAAACTACGGCAAGCGCAAACCCTGTTAGGGATTGGTCGATACCGATGGCTACCTTTCGGTGGTCACCGAGACCATTGCCAAAGTGCTTTTCTTTGCCACTCAATCTTGCTCTTCTTTAATAATGGCGATAATCTCTGCGTCAACGTTTTTGCTCTCAAGCAACTTGATGATGCGCTTGCGTTCGTCCTTCTGTCCCGAACGGTACATCCAACGGTATCCTTGGTAATCACTCACTTCTGTTCTCCTTCGGTAAAGTTTTGCTGGATAAAGTTTGTCAACTGGGTTGTTTGGTCAGCTATAAAGTTATTTGCGATTTCGGCAAACTTAGCGTCACCTATGTGGATGGCTATGTACCCCAAGAAATAAGACGCACGACGCTCGAAGCTCCAGTCTTCATATTGAAGTTTGAGGGCAGCATCTACGAAAGCGATATACCCTAAGGAGTTCACTTATCGTTTCCCTTGATAAGCGCAATAATGCGTTCACGCTCTTCATGCAGCACTCCTGCAAGCCACGAGTCAAATAACGCGGCGTCATAACCTTCCTTGACAAAGGCTTGACGAACCATGTCAGTTGCTACTTCGTAGCTCAATCTTTACCCCAGCCAGTTCCTTTAAACTCGGTGGCGATTGCCTGTGGGCGTCGTTTCATCTGCTTACCGCAATCTGGGCAAGGTACTTCTGGGTCTTCCTTGACGGAGTGCTTGACGGTAATGAACGCCTTGCAATCGCAACGGTAAATGTAATCTGGCATTAGACTCCGTAATCCTTCCTAAATGCTCGCTGGTCATTGGTGCGTCGGGTAATCTCACGGCTTACAAGTGTGAGGTCACGTTCGTGGTTGTTGAGGAGCATCTCTACCAACTTACGGTAAGCATACTTTTCCTCGTAGGTATTAGCCAACTCTACGACCTTATCGTCAATAGAAACCTGTGCTTTGACGAGAGTAATGCGCTCACCACGAGCGGCGTTCCCCATGCGCTGAACAAGCAGACGGTTCTCTGCCAAATCGTGGCGACGGAGTGCGTCCCGCTCTTCAATGATGGCTACCGCCAGCTGCGAAGCAATGTAATCCGCCCATGCGGTGAGGACGGTGAACTTCTCTGCAAGTTGCTCGCTGCTAAGAATGGTGATGTCTGTGGGCAGCTCAACCTGCTCCAAGTTGGGCTTGTTGAACTTCAGACCCAACTCATCAAACTTACTCAATACATCTGTGGTCATGTAGTTACTCCTTGTACGTTGCGCACTGCTTGCAGGTTCCACCAGGCTTGTTACTACATTCTGGCGCAACCTTGGCCTTAACGGCGTCTACGACTTGCTGTGCCCCATCAAAAATGTGGCGAACAAGTTCAAAGTCAGCTTTGGTGCTGAACTCCTTGTAGGACTGGTCTGCTTTGAGTTCGTAAAGGAAAACAATCTCATCAACAGTTGTTCCCATGCGCTTCATGAGTTCGAGGTATACCTGACCCTGAAGGATGTGAGGGGAGAATGGGCGTCGAATCCCGTTCCATGCTTTCATGAAGTCACCGTCATTGTCCATCATGAGTGACGGTGCTTCGTGCCTAATGGTTCCTGGACCAATTGACTTAATCTCAATGAGGCAGTCGTTGCCCAGTCCCTTAAGCCATCCGTCTGTGTGCCCTTTGATACGCAACTCATCATCAAACAGGGTGACTTCTTCGTACGTTAACTTGTTCCACGGTGCGTCACAGGCAGCGCAGTTCTTTGGCGATGTGCCAATCGTGATGTGCTCACAGACTACGCAATGAAAGCGACCGTGCAGTACGCCCATATCCTGAAACCAACGCTGCCACTTTGCGTGGATAAGGTGACCCTCATCAAAGATGTTTTGGAGGCGAAGTCCAATCTTCTCTTCTGCTTTGGTGGTTCCGCTAAGCAGGAAGTACGATGCCCTTTTGCACCAATCCTTCTTAATGATTTCAGATGGGTGAAGTACCGTTGTCGAGCGGTCTCCTGGGGGACGCGTCAGCATGTACCGCTCAACATCGCCCAGCAACCTAGACGGCTTTGACTTGGCGTCTAGGAACTTCTTGAGGTCCGACATTACTTCTTTCCCGACTGCATGACGTACTCTTGCAACGTCATTTCATTTTTGCTGGTCTTGTGCCACTTTCGCACGAGGGCATTGCGCTCTCGGTGGCTCATGCCACCCCAGATTCCGTGTACTTCATCTGACTCTATCGCATACCACAGACACTCACGGCGTACGGGGCACTCATCTTTGCCGTTGGCACCAAAACACTGGAGCTTGGCTTGTGCTGCAATAGAGCGGTAACGCTCTTTGTCTCGGGGTGGGAAAAAGATTTCGGTGTCAACACCCATGCACCGCGCATCATCGCGCCATGACTCATCCCTCACGGGTCTTCTCCCACAACTCTAGGAAGTCTGTCTCAGCCAAGATAACGTAGTCTTCTCCATCAAGATGGATACCGAATACTGGGAGACGCCCATCCATGATGGCCTCTAAGCTAATCTTCTTGAGTTCAGCCGAGCTAATGGTCTTGGTCTTCTTACCAGTCCACTTGTGCTCAATAAGTAGTTCGCTATTTCTGACATCGCCTTTGCGAGACCAGAACGCACCAGAAGCAGCGGTGGTCTTGCCACCTACTGCTTTAGCTAAGCGCTTTTCGTGAGCTTGGGACTGCTTCTGTCCCTCACTCCGCACTCGCTGCCTCCATGATGCTGTCTGGGGTGCTGAGAACCTTTTCGCGCAGTTCTTCCATGAAGTCAACTTCTTCACGGATAGAGTTGACCAGAGCCTCTGCTCCCTGCCACTTACGCTCTCCGTAGTAAATCCATCCACCCTTGCGGTCAACGATTCCCTTGACGATTACCATGGATGCAATCTCCTTGGCAAAGTCGTAGTCACCTGCTGAGTAGATGCTGTGGTCTGCGAAGTAGTAGTCGATGTATGCCACGCGCTGTGGGGGAGCAACCTTGTTCTTAGTGGTGCGAATCTTGATGCGCTGACCTACGCGCTGCTTGTTCACTCCCGTGCCAGCCTCAATCCACTCATCACGACGAACCTCTGAGCGGGTGAAGAACGCGTAGTTCTTGCCCTCTCCACCAGGAGTGGTGCGGGGGTCACCGTGCATGACACCAATCTTCATGCGGTACTGGTTGATGATGAGGCCAAGGATAGGTCGTTCGTCTTCGACAAGACTGCGCTTCATTGCGGCTCCAGCCTTACGGAAGAACTTATTGGTGATGAGTGCACCACGACCAACAGTCATCTCTTCCATGGTCTTATCGTTCTCTGGGCTAGGAACGAGTGCTGGGAGCGAGTCGATGACAATGGCGTCTACGGCTTTAGACTCTGCAAACTGAAGAACGGCGTCGTATGCCTCTTCCATAATGTTGGTCTCAACCACGATGACACGGCTGGTGTCTACACCACACATCTCGGCGTACTCGGGAACCCACTGCTCTGCGGCTACCCACACGGTGGTGTGTTCAGGATTCAGCGCCTGATTAGCAGCAATGCACTTCAGGGCAATGGCGGTCTTTCCATGGCTGGCTTCACCAACAAGTTCGTTCCACTGGTTTGCTGGAAACCCACCGCCAAGGATGTAGTCAAAAGTAGTTGAGCCAGTCGTAATCTTTGATACGAGTCCTGGTCGGATGTCTTCTCCGAGTACGACTACGTTGTCTCCCAACTTCTTGTTGAGAGCGAGCATAATCTTGCGTGCGTCAGCGTTAATCGCCATTAACCGTCAATCCTTCCGATGATACCTTGTGGGTTCCAGTTGCTGGTGGGGTCATTTCCCATGGAAGCTTTTGCTGCTCCCTCAACGTGAGCGCCTGCCAGATTGCCGTAACGAGAACCAGACTGCTCCAAAGGATACCCGCAATCAAAACAACGGGGAGCAGCATTAGCCACTGACATGAAGTTACTAGAACCGCAATCGGGACAGGAAGCCGTCTGCTTTGCACTCTGTGCCCTCTCCGTAGTTTGCTGTTGGAATGTAGGCATTGGGGCCAAAGGCTGCTGGCTCATTGGCATGGGAGGTGTCGGGTCTGGGCGACCCTGTGGAACCTGTGGCTGATTGCCCAGCTTCTTTGCCCACCAATCGGCGTTACTCATCGATGACTTCTCCTACAATCTTGTTCACCAGGTCAATTAACTCTTGATGAGCTGCGATGTCTTCTTCATCAGTTAGTTTATCAATGTCAGATTGCTTACCCAATTTCAACACGCCAATAACCTCTGGAAGAAGAGAGTGAAAGAACTTCGCTTCTGCGTAAGAGATGTGGTTTACGGAGTGCTCACTCATGCGAGTAAGCTCGCTGATGGCTAGGTCAAACTTGTCATCGTAATTCACTTCTTAGTTGCTTCCATTCTCTGAATCTCTCGGTCAATATACCAACGTGCTTTTTTGAGGTCCTCAAGCTCTTTTTCTGGGTCTTTGAGTCCCGCTCTCGTTAGATACTTGACAGCGTTTCCTCGGCAAAAGTTGAGGTGCTCGGTGATTTCGATAACCTCGATGGGAAAAGCCGTGTAGTGAGTTGGGCTGTTTATCGGGTCAATGCTCATCGTTTACCTCTCTTGTTGATGCTTAGAATACCCATGTCTACGAGTTGAGAGATGGAGCCGATAAGAGTGTTGGTTGCCATCTCAGAAAAGACCTTACGAGTTGTGGCCCATACCTCTGGCGGTATCTCGGCCTCTTCTCCAACCTGGTCTCGCTGTGCCTCAATAACGCCCTCCGCCATTGCGTGAGCAAAGACATAAAGCAGGGAGGTGAGGTGTGCAACTTTGCTTACGCGGACGTCGCTAGCAGTAATCTCTGCGTCAAACACTTCGTCGCTTATCTCTGGGCAACCCAGATACTTGGCAACAGTCTCTGCTTCATTTACCTGAGAGTCGTAGATGAATCCACGAATCCTGGAAGTGAGTTCTGCCAAAGACATGTCTGCTGCCCTACGACGGCGCTTGCGAAGAATCACTTTGCTTGACCCCACTTGTCTACGATGTTGACTTCGGCTATAAGAGGAACTGTAATCTCTTTTAGCTTGATTCCTTCCATAGACACGCGGATGGCTTCAGCAACCTCTTCTGCGCGGTCTTCGGGGCAAACGGTTACGAGTTCGTCGTGAACTGTGAGGATGACATTGATGTCAGGCTCATCCACAAAACAGGAGTGAGCGCGAACAATGGCAAGTTTCATGATGTCCGCAGCCGAACCCTGAATAACCGTGTTGAAAGCCTGTCGCTCTGCACGAGACAGCAGCCCCTGCTCTTTACTCAGCAGGTCAGGGATGTAACGACGACGCCCGAAGATGGTCTCCACATATGGGATTGGCTTTGTCTGCTTAGCCAACTGAACAATGGTGGCCTTGTACTTGGCAATCGAAGAGAACTTCTTCTCAAAGTCATTCAGCAGGTTCTTTGCCTCAGTTACCGTACACCCAATGTTTGAAGCAATCTTGTCGGGGCCAACGCCGTATGAGATTGCAAGCACAAGTGTCTTTCCCGCCTTGCGGTCAACGCCCATGGTATCACCGATGGTGGTGTAGATATCCCCACCAGTCAGGTAGTTATTGACCATCACGGGGTCGTGCGAAAATGCGGCAATGACGCGTGGCTCAATCTGGGAGTAGTCAGCGACAACCAGCTTGTGGCCTGGGGGAGCAATGAACAAGTTACGGATAAGTTTTCCGTAATCACCAGACGAGGGGATGTTCTGAAGATTGGGGTTGCTCGAAGAGAAGCGACCAGTCTCAGCACCGTGCGCTTTGAAGTCGGTGTGTACGCGCCCCTTGATAAGCAGACTCTTGCGCTCGGTAACGGTCTCCTTACCGTTGGTGACGCGCTTGACCATGCCACCCTTGTAAGGGGTTACATAGGTGGTCATAAGTTTGTTCAAGTCCTGGTACTCCAAGATTGCGTCAACAAGGTCATCTTTTCCACGGAACACCTCAAGAGCCTCGGAGCTTACCGAGAAGTGCTCTGGCCTAAGTTCCTCGCCGTTCTTACGCGCATCCTTGCCCTTAGGGGTTAGAGCCTGATTGAACTTGGGGTTTGGCTTTACGCGAGGCTTCTTGCCGTCCTCAGAGGCAAACAACAGTTTCTGCTTGACAGGAACAGAGTTGATGGAGAACGCCTTTCCTGCTGCCTTGTACACTCGAGCCTCGGCGTCAATCTTGTCTTTACCGATTTGCTCAGCGAGGATGTCGAGTTGTGCTTCGTCAATGGTTGCTCCGTGAAGTTCCATGTCGCACAAAGCGGCAAGTACATCCATCTCAAGTTTCCACACACGCTTGAGGTTTCCAGCAAGCTTAGGAATGAGTGCTTGATACAACTTCCACGTAACATCAGCGTCAATGCCCGAGTAGTTGGCAACATCGGCAAACGAGTACTCGGCAACGTTCTCACCGATGCCCTTGACAATCTTGATGCCGACTTCGCGCTCAACGCAGTCCACAAGTTTCATCTTGTGCCGATTGAGGTTGTTGGTGATGAATGACGCCATAAGGGTGTCGAAGTGAGGTTTGCTAGGCACTACGCCTTTGTAGTACTTAGCAACCGACTTGAGGTCAAACTTGAGGTTGTGACCAATCTTGAGTGCAGGTCCAAACATGATGGGCTTGATTGCCTCAAACACATATGCTGGGGTAAGTTGCTTTGGAGCCTCGCCAAATACGGGCGTCCACAACTTGGTGTTCTTGGAGTAGTGTGCGTCGGTAAGTTCCTTGCCTTCTGCGGCACGGCGCGTTCCTGAAAGCAGGAGTGGCTTCTTGTAGTACTCAAACTCACCGTTGGGGTGTCCCATGGGGATAACGTCTGTACGACCTTCGGTGGCAAAAGACAGCCAGCACACGTCGTTGATTACAGGATTGATTCGGTCTTCACCGATAGTCTCCACGTCAAACGCAAACGCGTCTACTTTGGAATACGCTTCGACAAACTCTTGAAGTTGTTCTTCAGTGGTAATGATATTCATGCTTGCCCTCGACACAAGTTAGAAAATGGGGGCTGAAGAGAGAAAGGAAAAGAAAGACTCTTCAGCCCCCGTTTAGGGGAATGGAAGTTAGACCAGCGAACGAGCGATGGTCAAGAGTTCAGAACGTGGGGTCACGTAGACTGAATCCTTGCCGTGCAGAGGAACATTGGCGGCAATTGCGTCGATGTTCTCTGGGTCAAGCTCCCATTCTTCGGCAAGGTCCGTAGCACGAACACGGTCGAGGGTATACGTGGTCTGGGGACCGGAACCCTGCCGAGAAATGGCCCAGTAGTACTTGGTCAACGGACCGCGCTTCGGGTCGTCGCTAGCAGCGCGGAGCTGGCGAGCAAACGTCGGAGGAGCGGTCAGAATCTGTACCGAGGGTGTCTCGTCTGAAACAACGAGTACATTGAAAGCGAACTTTCCACGAGGCTTGTCGCCAAGAACGTCGCACAGGGGGCAACCCTCAGCGTCGTCTCCGAGGCAGACAAAAGACTTCTTGCCTTCGCGGTCAATCCAGTGCTGGTAGTACACCGAGAACGGCTCGTCCTCAAGGAAGCGCACAAGCTGTGCGTTGTCCGAGAACTTGAAGTCATTCGGGTATGCCGAATCCTTGGGCTTCAGCAGGGCGTCAGCAGCGCCCCAGCCAGCCTGCACGGAAGTGCCGTGCTTAGGAGTTGCGGTGGGACTGTCTTCGGCAAGCACCGCAGGGGTGTCGTCGATGTCGTAGTCATCAGCTTGGGTGGTTGGTAGGTTTACCATTTGGTTTCTTCTTTCGGTCGTGAGGCTTACGCACTCTATCGGTAGTGAGGCATTACTGCTCTCGTGACACGGATTCCTTCCAGCGACGCACAAGCGTCTCTGTTAGGTCACCGAGTTGACTCCACTCTACACGAGCAGCGCCAAGAAGTCTACGCTTTCCAAACTCTTCGATAGCAATCTCAATTAGTTCCCGAGTGTAGACTCGGTTTCCGTTGACCTTTTTATCGTTGAGCGTTTTTGAGCGAAGACGGTAGGGAGCGATAGGGATATACCCTTTCTTCTCCCATAAGCGGATAGTGACAATTTTTTTCTCAAGTGCCTCTGCAAGCGCACCGATAGTAAATACCTCAGTTTCCACTCCCTGTAGGGTCTTTATGATGGGATTTGCATCCCAGCCGTTTGACTCTCCACGAAGCTTAGCATTGCGCTTTTCGTTTTGTGGAGTTGCTTCACGGCGTGGCTTATTAGAGCCTGGAACTTTATCGAGACCCTGAAAGGCTTCAAGAATCTCTTTCTCACTGCGTAGTCCTGGCATTACTTCTTCTTAGTCATCAAGGCCCAGGTAATGCTGACAGGGAACATCTCGTCCAGTTCCTCTTCACTAATCTTGTCCTGGTATAGGCAAGCCATGAGGGCGTCTTCGTCAATCATGCGAACCATCTTGTAGACATCATCCTCAATGCCATTGCGAGAAATGATTTCATCGGCAACCTGCTCATTGAGTTTGCGCGAGCGACGAGCAACCTTCTCAAGGCGAACGATGCCTTCGATGGGCATAGGCAGGTCAAGCAGGATGTTACCGCTTTCCTCTTCAAAGCCCTCTTGCTCAAGCTGTGCAAACAACTTCTCACGGAGTTCGCTCTTGCGCTTTTCCATGAACTCAATAGAAGACTTGAGCTTCATGTACTCGCTTACTTGAGTCTCCAGTGCATCGGGGTCGGCAAACCGAGCGCCCTCTTCTTCAATCCTGTTAGCCACGATTCTCCTTTAGGTGGACTGTACTGAAAGAAAGCTTAGCAGACTGCCTACGGAAAGGTCGATACCGCCACGCGCGTTGATTCCCTCACCATCAAGAACCGCTCCTGCTACCGCACTCTTTTGCTTGAGCATGTCGTACTGACGCTGCTCAATGGAACCGTCTACCAAGAAATCTTGAATGGTAATGCTAGGCCACTTGGAAGATGTTCGGTTGATGCGACCGTTGCGCTGAACCGACATACCCGCTGACCATGGCTGGTCAAAGTTGACGAGCAGGTTTGCTTGTGGGAGGTCAACGCCGTAACCACCAGCGTCCGAGCTAACGAGTACGCGAACGTCTGGTTCTGTCTGGAAACTTACTTTGCTCTCTTCTTTTTCCTTGGCGTTCATCTTGCCTGTGTACGGAAGTGCCTTGTAACCCTTTGCGTTGAGTCGCTCAATGATGTGGGATACCGAACCGAGGTACGACGAGAAAACAACCGCCTTGTATGTAGGGTCGATTTCGAGGTGGTCGGAAAGATAAGCTACACAAGCGTCGAGTTTTGGATACTTGGTAAACCCTTCAAGTAAACCGTCCTCACCCAACTCAAATGCGTAACTACTTCCGGAACCATTCTGTGCTGCAAAGTTGTGGTAGCTGTCAATCAGCAAGTCGGGGCTGGAGCACAGCTGACGAAGAGCGGTGATTCGAGCCATGAGTTCTCCGCGCATGCCGTTGGCTGGGTCGCTGGAGTCATTCCACTGACCATAGTGCGAAGCAACATTGAAGTTTGCTCCGAACATCAAGCTGGCTTCCAACAGCATCTCTTGAAGGTCTTTGGCAATGTAGTTGTAGAGTTTGCGCGTACGCGAATCAAGCGTGACAAGTATTGGCTCGCGGTACGTGGCATCGGGTAGGAAGGGCTTTACATCCTCGTCGGTCTGTGACTTGCGCACCGTGTGCTCTTGGAGTCGTTCGTGCAAAACGGGGAGGTTGCGGTAACGCTGTACTCCACCAAAATGATTGCGGACAATAAAGGTGTTGTCAAACAGGTCAAAGCGTCCCAGGACATCTTTGTTTACGAACTGCATGATTGAGTACACCTCTTCTGGGCGACCGTTCTCAATTGGAGTTCCTGTAAGCGCAAACTTTACGGGGATGTTCTTGGCGAGTTCCTTTACCTTCTTTGCTCGCTTTGCCCTGAAACCTTTAATGGCGGTTGCTTCGTCGCAAACGATTGACGAGAAAGAGAACTGCTTGAGCGTCTCCCAGTCATTGACTACCTGTTCGTAGTTCATGATGACGTAGTTGTACTCAGTGCTCTCTGCGTACTGCTTCTCTCGCTGCTTTGGAGTTCCGTCGATGACAATCGCGGTAGAGTCGCTGAACTTCTCAATCTCCGTCTTCCACTGATACTTGAGGCTTGACAGGCACAGTACCAGCGTAATGTCCGAGGGGTCCTTGCGGAGTTCCTCGATAGCAGCAATGGTCATGGGCGTTTTGCCTAGACCCATTTCATAGGCAACAAGAATCTTTTTCTTGTCAACCATCTTTTCTACAGCCTCAATTTGGTAAGGCTTAAGTGTTCCCTTAAACATACGCTGCATCTCCATACAGGAAAAACTTGGAATTGTCAATACCCCAAGCTATTTCTTCGTCTGTCAAATCTCCTGGGTCTTTCTTTCCGGAATCCCCGTAGTTAAAGAAGGATAGGTTGAGACCATAGGTCAGCGCAAGGTCGAGCATTTCTTTGGACGCCTTTTGACCTGCAGGGTCGACCTTGGGGTTGTCGAAAGCAGCGATGACACGGCTTGCGCTACGCAACAGCTTTATCTGGTCTTCGCTCACTGACGAACCACAGATTGCTACCGCTCCCATGAATCCAGCAGTGTAAAGCCGTGCGCAATCCAAGGGCGACTCAACAACATACACGGTATCTTCATCAAGCATGTTGAGGCCAAAAAGAGTTCGTGACTTAGGAAGACCAGGTGGTCTGTTCATAAAACTCCTGGTCAGAGTGCCTTTCTCCTGCCAGCCAAGCAGCCTGTGAGTGCGAGGCTCGCGGAAAGGGAACACCCACGAAGAGTTCTTAGCGTCCCACAGGATGCCGTAAGCACGAGTTGACTCCAGAGAAATGTTTCGTGACTGGAGTTGCTCTAGCGGAGGGTCAACAAATACTGCGAGTCGTGCGTCCGACATCTCGAGCGGCTTTGGTGCCGAGGAGATACGGGTTGGGATACGGCTAAGTTCTTCTGCCAGCTTGTCTGGTGAAACTTCGGTGATGGTTGACAACCACACCTTTGCGGAGTCGTAGTCATACTCCCTGACATCGCCCCAAGATGTGAGGTAAAACTCTTTGACATCGCAGATGAGTTGGTAGATGTTTCCCTTGTAGTGGCAAGAAAAACAAATGTGCTGACCCGTGCTGAGGTTGACCCACCACGAAGGAGAGTTATCCTGCTTTCCAGTACGCTCAAGGTGCATCGGGCAAAGACCCAACGCCTCATTGCCTCGGACGTCTGTCTCGAGGCCAAGTTCTTCTAGAACGAGTTCAATGTCAAGTTCCATTAGAGGTTCCCGTAGGGTACGCAGAACTTGCAACTGTTTCCAGCAACCTCATCGTGGAAGCAACCAGTGTCCCACTTCCAAGTCATCAGGTTTTCCTCGGGTCCACAGTTACGCGACTGGACCACACGGAGCAAACGCTGTTCCTCGTTAGCCTCAACAGGCTCGAGACCAAGGATTACATCCGAGTCTTGGAAGAACGATGACGAGTAACCGATGGAGTCAGCAGAAACCTTACTGCCCTTCATCTTCCAAAGCAGGGTCTGCGTGGTGATGACGACAGGGATGTCGAGTTGCTGTGCTACGCGCTTGAGTCCACGAGTGATGTTGGTCAGTGCCTGAGGCGTGTTGGAATCTCCCGTGACTTGGTCAAGCATCAGGTACACACCATCAACAAAAAGAATGTCTGGCTTTAGCTGGTCTGCCTTTGCCAGCAGAGCGTCAATCGTAAGTCCGTTGACGGCATCTACGAGGTGGAAGGGGTGCTGAGTAGCCATCTCCTCAAGCATGGATTTATACCGCTCCTCTTCCTGCTGGTTCAGCTTTCCTCGACGCAGGCTGGTGTGGTTGAGGTGGGCACGCATGGCGTCGTGACGCTGAGACTGCTCGTGGTTGTTCATCTCAAAAGACTGGAACATTGGAACTTTGCCGACCTTGTGGGTGTTGATTGCAACCTGCAAAGCAATCTGCGACTTACCCGTCTTGGGTGGAGCAATGACGGTAATCAACTGTCCCCCTTGCAGTCCTGCGGTTGCCTCATCAATCTTTGCAAAGCCTGTGGGAATGCCAAGGAACTCTGCGCCCTGAACATTCTCATACTCAAGAAAACGATTCGTTGGGTCTTTCGACAGGTCGATGTGGTGAGTACCAATCTGACCCTGCTCGTTGACAAGGGTAACCGTCTTCGACATCTCGTTGACGGCTGCCTCGTGGTCGTTTGTGCGAAGCAACTCAACAACACTGTTGGCACCAACTAGGGCGAGGCTACGGCGACGGAACTCGACCATCTTGTCGATGAGGTAGTCAATCGAATCTTCAACATTGATTGCCTCAAAGTTTGGGAAGTTATCCCGAACCGTGGTGTAGGTGGGAACCTCACGGTAGCGACCGTAATGTTCTCGCACAAACTTCCATACGCGACGAAGGTCATCGTCAACTACCCAGTCATCCTGAATACCCTGCTCTAGTACAGGGATGATGTTGCGGTCAATGATGACCTTGCTGAGTAGCCGATACTCGTTGTCGTGTGCCATTATTACCCTCGATTTTTGTTACTAAAGATTTTGGATTTCGATTCCCCATGAACCGTATCGTGCAACCCTCTCGGTTATATCAATAACACCCTTGAGGTTTGCTCTGTAGGGCAACTCGCCCACAAAGTCGGAAATGCTGTCGTAAAGTTCTGCGTAGTTAAACGGGTTTCCACCCCGACTATCCAAGCGAGCCATCAGTTTATCCAGATGTTCCTGTGTCCACAACTCGTCAGCAAAAGCGGCAAGTTCTACAGATAAACCATATTGTGCTGCTCTGTTCCACAACAGGGACAGCACTGGATTATTGAGAGACTTTACTACCCGAGTGAGCTTAGAGCCAGTAAACAGACGCTTGCTCTCATCTAAATCAGAGACTACTGCGACGTCAATAACAACAATGATTCGTGGGGGAGTCTCGTTTGAGATGTCCCCCCCTTTCATTTCAGTACCTGAATCGGTGCGTGGTGCAGGAGCAGGTCCCTGAACAGGTCGGCATCTTCCATAGCCGTCTTGATGGTTTCATCGCTGACATCTTCGGGGAGCCGAACTGAGAAAACACCGTTGTTCTCTTCGATGATGTTCTTTACATAGCGAACGTGCTTGCAACGCTTACCTTGCTTGTATACATCACAGGTGCAACGCATCCGCTTGTACTCTTCAGCATCAGCCTCAACTTCATGGACGCCTTCGTCGGACAAGAAGAACTGAACTGTTCGCCAATCAATTCCCACGCTCGCGCCTTTCATCGTGCTTTCCTCAAGTCTTCTCCTCCTAGTTTAACCCTTCTGAAAGCTTCGTGTGCGAAACTCTGCATTGCTTCAGAATAAGTTTCATCCCAATCGTTGAGGTCAACGTTGGTCGTAATAATCGTGGGCAGTCCTTTGTCGTACCGCATTCGAATGATGCTGTCGAAAGAGAACTTGTCGTACTCTGAGCCGTACTCCTTGCCGACATCATCTAGGACGAGTAGGCGGACGTTGTAGGCGTCATCTCGTGCTCGCCCATAAAAGCCATCGAGTTCATCCTGAAGTCGTGCCCGCTCATCCGAGTCTGCGTCAAACAGCGCCTTGGTTCGGTAAAGCAAGTCTGTCATCGTCAGGTAGTAGACGGGTCGGAACTTGAGACCGTACGAGTTGGGGCTGACGTGAAGAAGCCGACACGCCTCGAGCTTGTCATCAGGGATTGCGCGAACAAACTCATTGAGGACGGATACCGCGTGAGTAGTCTTACCGCGCCCTGGAGCACCATCAAGTAGGAGTCCGACACCCGTAGTGCCAACGTCTCCGAGGTTGAGGATTACCTTGCCAGAGGTCAGGTCATCAAACCAGTCCGTGAGACTGAAGGGGAGCTTTCCTAGACCATCGACAATGTTCTGGAAGTCCCACTTCTGGTAGCGCATTGGGATGTTTGCACCCTTGGTTAGCCAATGGCGTTTCATCGGCTCCATGGTGGTGAGGTCAAACACTCTTGTTCCTTTCAATGAGTTTCTGCTCGTAACGCGCCAGTGCTGCTCGACCAGCAAGCGTGTTCTCGAACTCCTGTCCGTCTGAAGCATACAGGGGCAGAGTTTCGTCTACGTAAGCAATGCCCTCTTCCGGCGTGTCGCCCGCTGGGTCTGTGTCCATGCCCAAGTTTTTGTATGCCTTCTGCAGGTGGCTCTTGAACATGTTGAGGTATCGCCCATGTACCTTTGCGGGGTCTTTCTCAATGTTGTAGAGATTGTGGGCATCCGCGAAAAACATCCGCATGAGTTCCAGCTCCACTGGGGCAGTGATGCCGTACTGGTTGCGGTACTTCCGTAGCGCACCAGTCAATGCCTGGATGTTGATGAGTCCTGGGGTGTAGGGGAACTTCCGCCCCATGCGGTAACTGAACTCTGCGGCAACATCGTATGCCGACCACTCATGCTCTGGACGACGTCCACGAGTCTTGGCATCCCGCTTGTTGACGGGCTTACCTGAAACCTTCTGCGGTTCATCCAGAAGTCCGAAGCCTCCAAGGTCATCATCGCCACTGGTGTCCTCACCGCGTGGTCGCCACTTCTCAGAACTCAAAACAACCTCCTTCATTTCGGACACACCCTCGGTGTGTGCATGTAAATACGTAGTATTTACTTCCCTACTTACTTGACTACTAGTAGTTAACTTACCTGTACCAACTGGTACCACCTGACCACCTGTTGACCCCACAGCCTTGTGGGATGGTGACTCCGACCACCCCACAGCCTTGTGGGATGGTGACTCCGACCACCCCACAGGTTTGTGGGATGGCTCAGGTTCTGAATCCACAGGATTGTGGGATGGTAGAACCAACTGATAAATGTTGCGCGACCACTTGCCCAAGTTGCGCTTGGTTCGTGTGGTTGCCAAAATACCTACCTTCTCCAGCCCTCTGAAGGCCCTACGAAGGCTTTCGGAGCTATACCCAGTAAGGATGCTCAACTCGTCCGTTGTGGCCTCTACGCGCCCCTCAGGGCTTGCTAGGTGGTACAGAGAAACGGCAGTCTTAAACTCGACCGCGCTTAATGGGGTCGCAAAAAACTCAGATGGTAGATTCATTTGCCCTCGTTCAGTAAAGTATTGAGACTATACCACTACCGAACTCGGTTTGATACGACCTGCTGAACTTGCACTGGGCGGTTCATCCAATGCAGAATGACGAGGGAGACAAACCCTGCAGCCAATCCAAGAGGAATGAGCTGCCATCCAGTAACGCCAAAGGTCCACGCAAACAGTGCGCCAAATGGCGCAGACAAAAGCTGCTTGAGAATCCTTGAGTCAAAGGATGTGAAGTAGTCGATGGGTAGGCCAACAAGTTCTGTGGCAAACCCAACAGCGAATCCGGAAATAAGTACAACAGTTAGTAGGCTCATGCCTACAGTGTATTATGCAAATCCGATAAACGGCCCAGAACTTCCCGTAACAAGTTGATTATTTATTGTTACGAGGTACGGCGTGTTCATTGCCAAGTAGTTTGCCAACTCAATCTGCAGACGGTTGATTCGCGAACCCTTGTTGGGGTACAGGTATGAGACGGAAGCATTGGCTGTGCCTGTCCACAATGCACCAGCAATAGTCATGGAACCATCAAAGTAGTCCGTGGCGCTATATGCCCGCTCGAGCTGAGCTGCATCAAAAGCAACGCTTCCACTTGTTCCTGTACCAACGACCTGTGCAGTAAGGGTTGCTCCGGAGTAGTTGCTGGGAACATAAACCGTTGTCTGATAGCGAGACCATGAGTTCGTCAAAGTAACTGGGGTGGTAGCTACCTGCGTGAGTGTCATAGTTCCCGTTCCAGGACTTCCACTGGGGGCGCTTCCTAAGACCTTTACCGTGACCGACGAAGATGTCGAGCTTACTACCGCAACAGCAGTCGATTGGTTCCAGTTGCTGCCACCAAGACCGCTCACCGTAATCAAGTCACCGATGTTTGCATTGAAGGTGGTCAGGTAAGTGATGAAGTAACCACCACCCGTTGCCGCAACAGAGCTTGCTCCGGTGATTGAACCTGTAGCCACAGCCGTCAACGACACGTTAACCGGAAAATTGGTAGCGGACTTACTGTATAGCGAGAACGTGTAGTACGAACCTGCAACATCGTTTGCACCAAGGGTGTATGTGGTAGAGATTGAACTGGTTGGCGAGATTGTTGCCAACAGACTCTTAGAACCAGAGATAAGTCCGTTTGGAACATCCGAAGGTGTGGTTGCTCCACTGTCGGTGATTGTCCAACCAGACTTGTTTGCCTCAAACGAAGGGTTTGTGATGTAGTTCTTTTTACTGGGAATCAAATCAATCTTTACGCCACGAGCCTCTTCGAAAGCACCGCCTGATGCGCTTTGCGTAAAGCTGAACATATCAAGGTAATAGGTTCCAGTTGCACTGGGTACCAGCTCAATGCTTGCGTATGCCGCATTGCTCGGAGCAGTAGCTGTGTAGGACAGCTTTGACCAAGAAGAAGTTACTGATGAACTACTTCCGTTAGATGTTGAAAGAAGGTTTCCGTAAACATCAAACCACTTGATGAATTTACCAAAGGTGGCTGTTGCAGAACTCTGCTGGTAGAACGAGAGTGTGTACTGCAAACCTGCGGTTACGGGGATACCCTGAGTAACTGGTGCAAAAGAACCGTTTACAATTCGAGCACCCACCGTGCTCACAACCAGCTTGGCGCTGTAGATAAGGTCTGCAGCCAAAGCAAGGTCAGTGGCAAAGCTTGCCTGAGTAGGTGTTGGGTTAATCTGCTCAACGGCAAGTGTGCATCCACCAATAGTTTGCCAGCTACCGAGTCCACCCCTAAAGGTGCTGTCCTGATTGGTAAGCATCAAGTTGCTAGAAACAGTAATCGTGTTTCCATAACCAGTCATTGCTTCTACCAAATCGTGGACACCAATAAGCGTGCTCTTGTTGGCGATGATGTGTCGAGCATCGCGCACCAATCGGCGCTGTGCAGCTACAGACTTTTGACTGTCCGGAGACACCGCAAGTTCGTACGCCTTAGCCTCAACGAGTTGGGGTGAAAGGTTCTCTTGCGTGTACTGAGGAAGCAGCAAGTCAATGTAAGTGTAGAACTCATCGAGCGTGTACGAGAAGGCCAACAAGAAGAGGTAGAGGTCAGACTCCTTATCGACAACATCGAGAGCGTTTTCGCTGAGCGAAGTAAACACCTTAGGGAACAAGTCCATAAGCTTGTCGTGAGTACTGCGAGTCTTTGTTAGTCCCTTGACAGCATCTGTACCCAAGTAAGACGAGTGGTCTTTAGCCAAAAGAACGGTGGTGTCATTTACCTTGTCCCAAAAAATGTTTCCACCATCGTTCTTCAGTAGCCAGATAGAGTAGTAAACATACTTGCCAGGGATAAGCTGTGGTTTTGGGCTGGTACCCAACGCGTAAGAGTGTGGGGATGCCTGAAAGGTTCCAGTAACACTGCTGCTTACTGAAAAGGTTGTTCCCGTCCTAGCTATAACTATCGCGTTGCTCAAGTTCCACACGGCAGCGGTTCCCGAAAGCTCTTTGACCGTGACAGTGTCACCAGCGGAGAGAGAGTTTGCTGCTGTAAAAGTTACCGTAGTTCCATCGGCAACGATGTTGGTAATAGTTCCCGAGGTACTTAGGTGACCGTCCACAAAACTGGGTTCACCAAACGATGAGAATGAAGTATTTGCTGGAACAATGTTGTCAACGAGAATAACGCCGTCTTCCTGGGTTTCAGACGGGTTGTACTGGTTTCGGACAAGGCGAAAACGTGTGGAGTACTGAGTCAGGTTATAGTTAGGCCACACCCAAGAAACAATGATTTTGTCATAGTCAATTGCTCGCGCAACAAACGGCCCGACGTCGTAAACAACGGCTGATGTTTGCCCGTATTTTACGCCGGTATTGTATATGAATGTGTCATACCGAGCCATGCGTTATGTTCCTTATGCTGCGCTTCCGCCGTCAATCGTCGGAGTATAAAAGCTTCCATCAGCTGCGATATATGTTACAGGAGTATTGGACCCAGATGCTCGGGCTTCCAGGAGGTTAGCCGTACCACTTGTGACGCCCTTGAGAACCAAACCAATGACACCGGTTCCAGATGGCGTAATAGTTGTTCCACCTACGTTGCTAACCAAAAGGTCGTTAGCTTTTTTGGCACCGTTCTCAACGTTGTCAATGCGAACCTGCACAGTGTTAAACGTAGTTGAGGTAGTGTCGAACGTTGTGCTCCAACCAGTAGAGCGGTCACTGGGGTTAATTCCCAGCTCAGTAGTGATGGCTGTAATTTCCGAGTAAGCGTTGTTTACCTGGTATGCCTGAACTACGTCGGTACCGTCAACAACTGGGGTAAATGTGCTGAGCGCGTTGGGGTAATTAGCCATTGCTATCTCCTAAAGTCTTACTTCTATTTTGCCTTGTTGTAAGGCCTGTTATTGGCTATAGCTTGATGATGTAGTTAGGAACAACAGATACTGCGCTTCGCATATCCGGAACCTTAAACGCAGTTGCCCCTGTCCCACCATAAGTAGTTCCAATAAGAGCAAAGAGCGGAGCGTACTGAGTATTGGCTACAGAGTTATAGGTTGTCCCATCACAAATGACATATCCTGAAGGTGCAACAGAAGTCGAAAAGGGGAACAGTGTCCCGGTTGGAACACCTACGTTTACCCATGTATCCGTAGATTGGTTATACGTCAGCACTTGTCCATTATTTGGAGTGGGAACCGTAACATCGGTCAAATCGTCAAGAGCCAAGTTGACAGAGTCCTTACTCAACTTAGAGGTATCATCCCCAAAGATTCCGCCCCATACGGGAAACGACGGGTCCCCACCCTCAAACTCTACCCAGATACCCTGACCAACGGGCGGGGGAGAGGTGTGTATTCCTAGAGTATTTTTTGCCCAAGCCCAGTCTGTTACTGCGTCAAAAAGAACTTGTGGAACCTGCAACTTGAGACGACCATTACCGAGGGGGTCGTTATTGTCCACGACCACACCTCGGTAAACACCGTAAAATCTACGGTTACCGTACTCGTCGATTATCATTACGTGGTTCTGATTACCGTGACCGTGTATGTCTTGATAGTGACACCATCAGCAGCAGTAACTGTAATCGGAATCTGAGTTGTCGAGTTAGTAGCGATTCCGCTGAGGGTGTATGGCGAAGTTCCACCGTTGATGCTAAGCGTTGCAGGTGAGGCGGAATCAGTCGGTGCAGCAGTAATGACTGTTGATGACTGACCCGAGGTAACTGCAAACGAGTAGTTGTATGTTCCAGAAGAAAATGCTGGGCTGAGCGTACCGTTCGTCATAGTCAACGAAGCGAGGGTAGCGTCAGTTGACCAAGCAGTAACCGCTACAGAAGACGGCTTCAAAACAAAAATTTCAGAAGCTGCACCAACCAGTGTGCTGAGTCCCGAGCCAACCGATGTACGGTAAAGCGCTTTCACTTTAACGTTAATGACTCCAGGGACCGCCCGCAAGTACGTCTCTATTTCCTGTGGAGAAAGGATTTGGGCAAAAATAGTTGACGTGTAATCGTAATAGTTAGCCAAGTACGCACGAATGTCAGACTCAACTTGTGTAGTTGTGTACGCACCATATTTGCTATACAAAACGCTCAAAGAAACATCTACATAAGAAGGTGGAGCAACTGTCAACGATGTTCCTATTTGAAGTTTTGGGGTAATAGCAGAAACAACACTAGACTGGAGTTGTGTCCACTCAGTTGTAGTCGTTGTGTTTGTATCGTCTTTTCCGGGGTAGTAGTCATTTGCTCCAAACGAACGAACAGGAGAAACATAAACCGTTACTGAGTTCCAAACATTTGCCGTTGAGTTTGCTTTACCCACAGAAGGTAGTTGCAGGGCCAGTCCGGAAAAATCACCGAGAGTAACCGCCCTATTATTTGCGTAAAAAGCATTGGGTGCCTTGTTCCTAATGCTTTCAATATTTTCTGGTGAAGACCCGCCAACAGCGGGAGAAAGATTGGTCACTGTAACTGCAGCCTTAGCGGTTTTTACCTGGTCAGTATCCGACGTAAAGGTGACCACTTTTGTCAAAGTTCCAGCAGGAACGTTAGCAGCTTCTCCACCACCAACAACATACTGCGCTTTAATAGTTGCGTAGTTATTTGGAATCGCACCAGAAACACCGTCACCAAATTGGACGTAAACATTATTCAGTGAGTCCAACTCAACTGCGTACACAAAATCATTAGGTCCGTAGTCAGCGAGGTTACTTACTTGCAACCACTGACCGTAGTTGTTTCCAGACTTAACAAAGATAGAAACACTGCCGTCAACTACTTGGTTGTTTGAAAGTATATAGTATTGGTTTGCTGTTCCATCAGACGTACCAATAACCTCCCCAGAAATGTCTGGAGCAATAGCGAGGTTACCCGTAAGAGTCGATACGTTGTATCCGTGGGTTGCAGAAACACTCCTTGACGCAGAGTATGCGCTTGCTGAAGCCGTAGACGTAGAACCCGTAGCACTTCCGGAAACCGTAAACTGGGTACTTGTTGCTGAGGCAACAACTGCGTTGGTAACATTGAAGCCTGACGTTGATGCGCCAGTAACACTAACAACATCTCCAGCTTGGAATGAGTTAGCGGCAGTATACGTAATAACTGTTCCAGAACCAGAGATGGCTGTAATTGAAGCCGTTGACGACAGCACAACGTCAGCTTGAGTTGTAAACGTAAATGTTTGGACAATCTCGTTGTTTGTAACTGTTCCAGTAACCTGTGTTCCTGCTGGGATTGTTGCCAAACCTTCAGTTTTGTTTGTAAAAGTCAATGTACACGACGCGGCAATGTACCCAGAAGGAATATAGCCATAAGACTTTGCCAAGTTAATTACGCTATCGCGCTGAGTGGCGGTAAGGATATTTGATTCATTTGCAATGCGGTCAATGTAGTAGTTAACAACATCTCCCATGTATGAAAAGGCTTCGACAAGGGCAACACCAAAGTCGGAAGGGTCATTACCGTACCAGTTGTTTCCAGTTCCATTATTCACACGGTCTTTAACTCGCTGAATAAGCGCTTCACGAAGAGCGTAATAATCCCTGTTGGTATAGTCAACCAGTACGGGGATTGCCGATGCGGCTACTGTCTGTGGGTCGGTCATCGGTTCTCCTCATATACTGGAAGGTCACCGTTGGTCGTAACGATGCCTAGCGAAGTAACAACTTCTTCTTGATTTGGTAGGGTATATTCCACCGTAGCGGTTAGTACGTTTGAAAACTCATCATGCACAAGGTCAATGTTTGTCAAAACCAACGTAGGAAATGCTGCCAAAAACATACTTTCTAAGTTAGCAGTGAGAGTTTTTTTCATAGCATCCACAGTCCCGAACTGCGCATCAAGCAAATCGGTTCCGTAGTATGAATAGAATAGGCGCTCACCGGTAGCGGTTCCAAGTGCAGCCTTGACGCGGTCTGACCAAATCTTTTTTTGGTCACGAGAAGACCCGATGTTTCCCTGGCTAGTAATTACAAAAGGCAAAGAAATTGCTGTTTCAAAAATTGGTCCAGCCATTATGCCCCCCTTCCATAAGCTGTCCAGTAAGCAGGAGTTCTACGGTAGCCCTGTGATGTAGGTACAATCACTGGAGAAACTTGGTTGAGTACAGGGGTTGTTTTTTTAGAAAAGTTTTCAAGTGTTGCTGACTCAGAAACCATTTTTGGAATGTTTACCGTGCTCATCGTACTGCTCTGCTGTCCTCGAAAACTAGAAGTGGTGTTTGACCCAGTTCCATCGGTGACAACATCCATTTCAACGTTGTAGTTGTCGTCTCGCTTTATAACATGGGTAACGTTTTTGACCACCCAATACCCGTCCGTATATTCCCCAGTACCAAGTACTTGAATTGGAGTAAACGGTCTGATTCTTGGGTCTCCTTGTCCTTTTATTTTAGCAGGCATATTAAGGCGAGCAAGAGTAGAAGCACCCGAAGAAGAGGACAGTGTTGCCGCATTGCTTTCGGTTACCTGGTCGGACCTGTAGTCTTTAAAAAATACATCACTAACATTTGTTCTTAAGTTTGTACCCACATCAATAGGATTGCTTGATGAAATGTAAGGTTGAGCGGTTACGGGGTCAACGCCACCAGTAAACTTTTCTGCTCGAATGTTTTCCGTGTCCTCAAGGTACTCCCCCTGTAGAACGACAATGCTATCCAGCGTCGTGTCAAGAAGTTGTGAGTTGTAAACAGTACCTTGTTGAGAAGTTTGGAACAACGGAAGAGAGTACATCCCCGAGTCTAAGTATGAGTCTAAACTCTTAAAGTAAAGGTCAGTACCATCAACAAAGAATACAAATCCAATTTTCTTAGCTTGTTCGACAATCCACTCCCAGTACGAGTGTCCAACAATATTTAACTGAGAAAACCTGCGGGCCTCTTTATCACCAATAAAGTTAAAACCATTTTCCGCAGCAATCGTTGCCACAGCCTCAGGAATGGTCGTATTGGTAAACACTCTATTGACGCGTTCTTTTAGGGGGAAAGAGGAGCCAATGCAGTGGATGTCCATGTGCTGCTCGCGTTGTTGTGGGGCATTTGTTTTGGAAACAAAGGATACGTATCCGTACCACTCTTTAGCAAACCCGCCTTGAGTCCAAGATACTTTAATTGGAACTCCAGTTTTAAGAGTTTCAGCCCAAAGGTTACTTGTTGTAAGGTAAGACAATACCAAAACATCATGTTGGTATTGTTTTTGATGAATAACAATACTTCGTGGAGTTTGAGTGATGGACGGAATGGTGGGGTACACCACTTGAAACTTAGTATCCCTGCGGTGCTTTGCTTTCGGATTATTGCTGTAGTTAGCTCTATCCGACATTAGGAATCCTAATTACTGTTCCCACCGGTATGTTAAACGGATTTATGATTTCCGGATTTCGGTCCATAATTTTGTACCAAGGAGTAGATGTGCTCAAAAATTTTTGTGCAACCAAATCAATGCGGTCATTTTCCTGCCAGGTATACAGAAAAAAGTCAGTGGAATCAGATGGAAATACCCTGAGAACAGTTACGTCATAATCCTGCTTGTTTTTGTTATAGGCAGTAAAAAGCTTGCCATCAACATACCGGCTATCTGTGTAAATCATATTAAGCCATTCCCTTGTAGTCAGGCAGACGGCTGAACTCTAGGCTTACCGTACTGAAGATTGGGACCATCCGCTCATTAAAGATAGTGTGCTTCACTGACAGTGAGTTAAGGACGCCCAAGTAATGTAGGGATGTTCCCAAACTAACTTCAACGGGACGACCAATAATCCACCCAACGTCAGCGGTTACTCCACGGAAAGAAGTAGAGAGTTGATATCCAAGAACCGTAGAAAGTAGGAAATCAAGGTCGTACATTGTTCCCTTGTTATAAATTTGCTTTTGCTCAGCGGTAGTTGGCGTCCTGGGACTGTAGTCGGCACCAGAGTTTGCTGCAAGGAGTTGGGTTGTAGGGTCATAGTATTTCATATCCGCAATACGATTAAGGACAATGTCAAAGGAAATAGTGCTTTGAGAAACAGCTTGACCAAAAAGGTTTAACGGCATACCCCCAGAAGCAACCGCACCCTGGTCTTGATTTGGGGACCCCGAGTACACCATGTCAATAGTCGTTGGATTATAGTGAAACTGAAACGCATACTTTGCGTAAGCATAGGGCTGCAGGTTAGCGTTGTCGGGGAGTGTAACCCCATCCTGGTTAACTTTTGTGTCCTTAGGAATGAATAAGCTAACCATTCCCTTGTTAGTTCCCGACTTAGACCAAAGTTCCTTTGAACTCTTGACAGTAACGGGGTTATTCTGCGAACCACCAGCTTCCGCATGAAGCAACGTATCAAAAGCCGATTTTGGACTAAAATAAGCCTCGGATACGCACCCCACATTATATGTGAAAGCTTTTTTACCGTAGTTTAACTTTGGCGCAGCTTTAGTGGTTCCACCGCCAGAGCCACCATTTCCAGAAGCTAGCTTCTTTTCAAGGTTGTTTAAGTAAACCCTACCCTTAGCAATAAGCTTTGGGTTTGGGGTATACCCCTTAGCAATGTAGTTCTCATACCCCGCAGCACTAGAGCTTGCTATAACATAACTGGGGGTTCCCAAACGGCTACGTTGTCCCGCATCTTGAGTCAGGTTAGTAATTACGTCGTTTATAAACGTTCCAGAAGCTTTAGGCGTGCCTTTTCCGGTAGGAACCACGCGGGGAGCGGACGAGTGCCCCGGTGCCGAGGTACCCCTAATCCCGTTTAAAAAACGAAGAGTAGGAATACTTTTTTGGTTTTCAAAACCTGTAACTGTGTTTAGCAAACCCATTATTTACTTCCCATCTTGTGGATGAGGCTGTCTGCCTCAATGTAGTTCTTTACCAACTCTGCAAATCTGCGAGCTTCAGTCTCTGATGCTTGGGCAATACTCAAGTTAATGGTGACGTTGTTTCCGCCACCGCGTCCCCCACCAGCGGCGATTCCTTCACGCCAAACCTTAGCTTGCTCTGCGGTAAGGATTGCTTCGCCAGCGTGAACGTTTACGGGACCATCGTTAGCAACGTTAGAGTCACCATCCTTAGCGCGAGGTGCTCCCGGAAGATAGATTCCCATGTTTTTGTTTGTTAAGGAGTTAACTCCACTTGTTCCTACCCCTACCCCCATATTGCCTGAGGCACCAACTACAGAGCTTGAAGAAGAGCCTGCCCCAGCACTACCTGCGCCATTATATGCCGGAACACTGATTGCTCCAGTTTTTGCACGAGAATCAATGATTGAGTTGATGTCTGGTGCCGCCGTTCCGCCACCACCATAGATTGTTCCACCCGAACTTGCTCCCGTACCGGAACCATTGATGACTTTACCCGCAATACCTGTAAGGATTTTTGCAGGGTCAAAAAAGTTACCAGCAGCATCTGTGACGCCAAAGTGAAGGTGAGCACCGGTAGAGTTACCCGTTGAACCAACATAACCAATAACTTGACCTTGCTTAACTTCTTTTCCGTTAGTACAGGCAATTCTTGATTGGTGGGCGTAGTAGGTAACCATTCCATTGGCGTGTTTGATTTTTACGAGATTACCGTAATCACCGCTAGGACCAGTAAAAATAACTGTTCCATCGGCAGACGCCTGAATTGGGGTACCCATTCCTGCCCCAAAGTCAATTCCATGGTGATAGGTGTTTGTCCCATTGTGGAAGGGAGATGGGCGCGGACCAAAGTCATCAGTAATCTTTGCATTTACTGGAGGGTTGAACTTTATGTTTGTTTTTGAGTTTCCCGTTACTCCAGAGTTACTGATTGTGCTTGACTCACCACCGTAACCAGCTCCCTGCATTGCTGCGTTGTAGGACGAAAACCATCCACCGACACCACCAATAAGACCACCAGCAACAGCTCCAATTGCTGTACCAATACCGGGAGCAAACATGCTTCCAATCATGGCACCGGAGGCCGCCCCACCAAGACCGTTTTGAAGTGCAGATGACCATGCTTGACCGGTTGCTGCTTGGTCCGCCTGCGACCTAGTTGCCTTCATTGCTTTTTGTTGAAGACCAATCTGCCCCGCTTGGTCAGCTTGGTTTATGATGTTCATAGTTGTCATCACTGCTCCAGCAACACCAAGGCCACCACGTGCCACTTTCCCCGCAGCAGAGAGATACTTACCAGCATTACCGCCAGGAGCAGTACCGCCTCCGCCACCCATTCCGCGCATAAGCATTCCTGCACCAATTGCGCCACCCACAGCATTCATCACCCCACCACCAACACCGGACGCACCTTGCACAAACCCAGCACCCGCAGTGTTTCCTTGGAAGAAAGAGATTTGCGCTTTTGCATACCCAGCAAACGTTTGAGCAAGCTTACCCGCAGTTTCATTCAACGATTTCAATGCCGGGAGGCTATCGTTAATCGCTTTAATGTAGTTAGCCTGAGCATCGTTCATCGCCCCAGCAGCATAGGTGTTACTCTCAAGCTGTGCTTTAGCAGGGTTAATGCCGTTTTTCTTAGCAAAATCTTGCATAGCTTTATCACTTGTTAGGTCAAGGTTATTACCCTTTGCCGCTTCAAGCATGTACTGCTGGAACAACTGAGACTGGTCATTTGAAAAGCCCATGCTTGTAAGCATCTCTTGACCACCCAATTGGCGGAAAAACTTATTGGTGTCAGTAACACTTGCCTGTTTGTGTCCAGCTTGAAGGCGTGAGCGCATTTCAGCAAAAATTTGACCCTGGCTCTTTGTCGCACCGGTCACAGGGTCAGTAGTATAAATACCCATGTTTCGCATAAGCGAAGCCGACATCGACCCAGTAGTCAACCCGTTGAGAGCGGCAGCGGCACGGTCATTGCTCATATTCAGGTACTTGGCGGCGTTTGAAACACCGCGAACAGTCTGCATATACAGACTTCCTGGGTTTGTACTGAAGTTCATGCCCTGAGCAGAGAGGTACTGCGCAACTTCGGCGTCAGACGTCGGTGAGGTTACTCCTCCGCGCATGGCGTTATATGTTGCTGACTGAACCCGAGCATCACCACCCGCACCCAAACCAAAACGAACTGACGAGTTATAGTAGTTTGTCGCACGGTTCACTGTTGGACCGACGTCTGGCATCATCGCCAAAGCACCCGTCATTACTGACTGACCAGCTTGAATAAGTCCTGGGGCAGCACCCAAAAGCATATTGGTAAGACCAGATGATGCCCGACCCATAGGCTGTTGCCCAGGAACGTTTGCCAAACTATTTGGCATCATGGAGCTTCCGGTAGTAGCTGTGCCACCACCAGAACTCTGACTACTGCCGTTAGCAGCATGAATGGCAGACGACGTCTGAGTAAGCCGAGAAACGACACCAGCAAGAACTGTGTCTAGTTTCTTCAGCTCTTTGGTCGCCTCGGCTACTTCTGTTTTGAAGTCGTCTGCCATTTCAATCCTTTGTCAATTTTCCGTAACCCTTGGCTATTTCTATCCAGTTGCTACGCTCTCGGGAGGTCAATTCCTTAATGTCGGATAATGTCCAGCCTTCAAAGCTTCGAGCAAGTGCAGTCCACTCAGTGATGAGTTCTGCGTACTCAAACCTTTTAAAACTGAAACAAACTTCCGAAACTAATCGGAATCACCACCTCACCTTCACAATCAGGGCAAGTTACCTTGATGTCATCGAACTTCGGTCCCGGAGTGCGGTCAGCGATTTCTTCGCTGATTTTGCGTCGGTCCTGAATCCCGATGTTGGCGACAGCGTTCGGGCTATAAACCGGAACACCGTCAATTTCCAAAACCGTGTGCTGAAGCAGGATGGTTCCCAGTTCAGCCAAAGTTTTGTCTACACCGCTATTAAGTTCTTTTTGTACGTGTCCAGTGGGCAGGGTTACCTTATAGGTGTGTCCCCGACCTTCGACTGTAAATACGCGGTCAGCAATCGGGTCTGCAAGAACCTTGCTCTTGATGTCCGAGAGAAGGTCTACAGCGGCAATCTTTTGCTCATTGCATCCTTCACACCAACCAGTTACTTCTACTGGGTTACCAAAAGTAACTCGGTAGATGCCAAGAAGTAGAGCGTCACGGTCACCGGCAAACAGGTTGTCCAAGACACTCTCGTCAACCTTGTTTCCGCCGATAGTAGCGACTCCACGACTCAGGATGATGTTCAGCATTCGCCCAAGCGTAGATGCCCGAGAGATTGCTTCCTCATCACGTCCGTTTAGTTCTCGCACCTCGGCACTCCGGATGACCTCCCCGGTTGGCGTAATGTAGCCACCAGGAAGGTCAACCGAAGTATCCGCAGGCAGATTGATAGGAATTTCTTTATTCTGTTCTTGTTCTGGTTCAGCCATTGCTTTGGCCCCAAGCTCATTGAGGAGGTTAGGGTTTGAGTTGGCGGTTACGATATTTTCTTCCATGAGATACTCCTAGTAGTTAGTGTTAGAGACCGTTTGCAGCCTTGGCATTTGCAGCAGCATTTGCAGCAGCAGCAGCCTGGTCAAGTGCGTCAAAGAACGGCGCACTGTTGTCAAGGTCAGTTGCCCAGTTGACATCAAAGCCCTCGTGAACAAGTGCCATCTGCTCAACAAAGAGCGCGTTGTCACCTGCGTTGAGGTCAGAGTACGCAACCGATGTAATCCAAGCGTTGTACACCTGGAATCGCATGGCAACGTGGTCCTTACCCTGAGTCTGGTTCGGGTCTTCTGGGTTAGCGCCAGCAATCGGGTGGCTCAGCACCTTGATTTCGATGTCGCAACGGAAGTCCGAGAGCTTACCCGAGCTACCAGTAGACTGAACAGTCTGGAACAGTCGCTTCATCCAGTCCCAGTTCTGGTGGGTGCCAAGGATGACACCGCGCTGGAGCGTGATGGGCGAGAACGCAGTCTGACCAGGAATCTGGTGAACCGTCGTGTTGTAGCCACCCTCACGGTAAGGGATGCTGTCAGTGGTAACCGACAGACCCGATACCGAAGTGAACCCAAGGGTGGTGGTGAAGATGTTCAGGCCATTGGGGTCGTGCGGCTTGAACGTGACCAGGAATCGGAAATTCCTAATCGGGTCAGTGGTCAGATTTGACCGGTTGTTGAGAATAGTAGCCATTCTTCATTTCTCCTTAGTTAGGCCGCAGTCTTCTGACTGAGTGTGATTACAACAAACTCAGCCGGGTACTCAAGAGCAACACCGACCTCGATGTGAACTTCACCGTTAGCAATGGTTGCTGCGGTGTTGTTTGAGCTGTCACAACGAACGTAGAATGCCTGAGCAGGAGTCTGTCCTGCAAGGCCACCCTGGTTCGAGTACTGCGTCAGGAACGTGCTGATAGCAGTACGAATCTGCGACCACAGGTTCTCGTCGTTGTTCTGGAACAGAGCGAACTGTGTCGTGTCTGTGAGCTGGCGCTTGATGTACAGAAGCGAACGGCGCATCGAAACGTAACGGTTGGCAGTGCCATCCTGCTTCAGTGTGCGTGCTCCCATAACAACAACTCCGGCACCCGGAATGTCACGAACAGCGTTGATGGGCTTTGCAGCCGAGTTCAGCGTGTCGAGGTCCGTGTTCGAGAACTGGCGCTCAAGAGCAACTGCGCTACCGATGTTAGCGGTAAGACCAGCAGGAGACTTGAACGGTCCGTAGATGTTGTCAGTATTCAGGTACAGACCAGCAACAGGACCAGCAGGGCCGATAAGGCGAAGCGAAGTCGAGTTACGTCCAACGGGGTCTACGATGTAGACGTTGGGGTAGTACACGGCAGCGTTGCTGTACGAACCACGCGAGGTAGCGTAAGCAAGAGCATCCGAAACCGAGAGACCGTTGTCGGTGTCGATAACAGCAAATCCGTCGTTAGTTGCACACCACGAGATGATTGCGTCGTGAACAACGGCTCCGTTTGTTGCACCCAAGTCAGTGATGATTTCGGGAGCAAAGAACACGAGAGAACGGTTTACGTTGTTGAACTCGTTGAGTACAGCAGCGTTTGTTCCAACGTAGTCCGAAGCAATCGGAGCGGTTCCGTCGGTTCCACTAGCAAGCGGAAGCGGGTTAAGCGCAGGAGTCTTTCCCGAAGTCGGCGTAGCAAGAGTGATGTAGTTCGAGTAACCGTTTACAACGGTAAGAACGTAGTCAGACGAAGCCGAGTTGTTGAAAACAACGTTGGGGAAAGTCTCCACAACGAGGTCATCAGCAAGAGCAATCGTTGGGTTCCCCGAGTAGTCAGTTGCTGCGCCGCCCTCAAGGTAAACCGTAAGGTTATAGTGAGTAGCGTCTACACCTGCAGTGAACTGTACGCGAAGCTTGTTACCGGCAGCACCAACATTCTTAGCCGAAACAACAACACAGTTTCCCGAGCTAGCGTCGGGAACGGTTACTGTAGCAGCGGTAGCGTCTGCGTGAACAACACGACGGACATAGAGTTCGGTTCCGCCAGCCTTGAAGAAGGCTCCGATTCCGAAAGTTGCCGGGAAAGCAGCGTCGTAGCCACCGAACAACTGGGTGAACTGGTACCACGAAGTAACGCGGGTAACAGTGGTGGGACCCTGAGCCAACTTAGCCACACAAGCTCCGGCTGCGGAGACATTGTTAGAGGCAGCGATAGGTGCAGGGAGAAGGCGCTCAGTTACGTAAACGCCGGGGCGACCATAGGTCATGGTATCTCCTTAGATAGATGGTTATTCTGTAGGGTCCGAGTTATGTCGTAATGGTGAATTCCGCTGGCCCAAGATACGTATTCGGAAGGTCGCCAGGACGAACTCCCAAGTACTCTGCACTTGGCGGAGTAATTGTGATGGATTGAACTTTTGCAAGCTCAAAGATTTGACCGTCCAGCAACTCCGAAGAGACGCGGGCAGTAATCGCGTTAACAAAAAGACGCTTTGCCTGCTCAGTGCTATCGCGCTTTGAAATGTCGGTGATGTCCAAACGTCGAACAGTACCGTCATCCAACTCAAGATACCCAAAACGAATTGGGAAAACAGTGGAAAGAAGTTGCGAAATGATTGCGCGGTCATGCCGTGGGTGACGAGCATACGTAGTGATTTGGTAGTCGATAGTTACCGGAATGGGGTAGTGAGTATTGAAGCTCGAGTTTTCCGGCAAATCTGAGGGGGTAAGGTACGAGGGCGATACCATTCCGCGCATTTCTCGCGAAGGGTCGCGCATGACATCAATCATGTCAATGGTGATGTACGGGTAGTTCTGGGTACGGATTTCCTGGTCAGGCTGCCCAAACCAAACACCAACCGGACGGGGCGTAGAAGCGCCATCCGCTTTCTGGTCGTTTACAGTAATGCCCTGAAGCTTCTCACGAAGGGCCTTGTCTTCAGAAAGTAGGAACGTCATAGGATTCCCTTCAAGCTGTTCGATAGGTGCTCCATGTAACTCTTTGCACCAACGCCAGGGGTGTTACCGTACTTGCGCAAAACAGCGGTAGGACGAGTGTTCTCATCACCAAACTCGTGCACAAATGCACGGCCCGATACCTCAGGGTCAACCTGAGTAACGTATGCGTCACCGTCATACTTCACGTGAAGACCAGCAACAACGTCGGGGTGCCACCCACTCTTGAGCGCACGTTCGCGAAGTTCTGCGGTCATCTGGGTAGCAGCGTGCTCGGCGGCCTGCTTCATGTGCTCTTTATGATGAGCCATTACTTACCTCCTTCAGGTGCGAAATGCGAGTGTGCGGGTACGCCAAACGACGTACGGCAAATTCGTTCAAACATTTCGCAAAATCCCCAGTAGAGGCGCAGGTCCGGCAAGCCGGGTAGATATTCGCACGAATACCTACTCTTCTAGGATAGAGAAAAGCCCCACTAAAAGCGGGGCTAACTCTTGATGCTTGAGGCTACTTTTTGGTGGATTTAATCCGTTTTGCCAAAGCATTGTCCTTCTTGGTGTCCTGCGCCTTGGTAAGGGTCTTGTCCTTATCCATCTTGGCGTCTTCCTTCTTGAACTTTGCCTTCTGTGCAGGAGTCATGCCCTTCATGGTCTTTGCGTCCTGCTTCTTGTCGGCAGCGGTGCCGATGTACTTCTTGGTTGCCATTACTTCTTCTTGCCCTTCTGAGCCATTGACTCCATCTTCTTTACGCCGTACTTCTTGATACCGGCGGCTGCAGCTACAGCGGCGGGGTTCTTTGCTCCAGACTTCTTTGCCTCTGCTTCAACCTTCTTGAAGCGCGAGCCTTCGCCCAATGCGGCTTTCTTCTTCTCAGCCATTACTTGTCCTTCTTGTTGTCGAGCCGCTTGCCGATTGCTGCGGCCTTCTTCTTTGCGTCAGCCTTACTACTTGCTCCCCACGCCTGAAGAGACAGCAGAAGTCTAGTTGGTTTGCCGTTGATTGTGTGCTCAGGTCCCGGCATGTTTCCCATACGCGCCAAGAACGAGGCACGACGAGGGTTGTCGCCAGACTTTACGGGAGCCTTCAAGTCAGAGCCAGGGTGTGCCTTCTCATAGGACTTACGGCCCTTTTCATTGAGGCCACCCTTAGCGTTCTTGCCCTCTTTACGCTGCCAAGCTTCACTTGCCACTGGTCTTCTTCTTTCGTGCGATTGCGATGTTATCTACAGCGTTGGGGTAGGGACGACCCGCCGCCTTAGCTCGAGCCTTAGCCGCAGCTTCCTGCTTTGGGGTCAAGTCTTTGTGAGTTTTCTTGGGATTCTTCTTGTCCCAGACTTCTTTAGCCATTCTTTTGGCTTTTGTCTTTACCGCACTTGCATTGTCCATTACACATTATTTTTTGTGCTTCTTTCCCTTACGGAGGTGGTCTTCTTTTGCTACGTTCTTGCTGTGGCTCATTGCTTGGAGATTACTGAGGGCGTCGTGGCCCTTGTTGCTGTCTTTGTGGTCAACATCAGTATTTTTATCTAGCTTGCCGTGCTTCTGCTCATACTCAAAACGAGCAGCATCAGTGCTAACAGTCTTCCACTTACCGTCAACTTTTTTGTGCCCAACTTTGATGCGACGACCGCCGTTTTTCTCAGAACCCTTGAAGGTTCCCTTTACCCAGTGAATCTCAGCCATTTTTCTTTTTCTTCTTAGTAACTTTTTTAGGAAGCGGCTTTCCCTTAGGAGTGTGCTCTTCCCATTCTTTTGCCATTTTCGGATGTTGAGAGTACATCCAGGCCCGCTGTGCTTGAGACTTAAACGGCACGATTAACCTACGTTGAAGGTATTGATGCGAACACTCGCAGACTGTGGACGAGTCGGGTTAGTTCCCGCTGCCGTGGGTGCAAGCGTCATGCCTGTAGCAGGTGACCACCAATAGAACTGGAAGTAGTCTCCGGCAGTGACATCGACAATATCCTCAACGTTCGCGAGAATCTGTGCCGCCTGAGCACTCGTAGTCGTAAATGTAGACGCCGACCCACTCACAATCGTGCCATTCTTTGCATACCACACCGTAATGTTGTAGTTACTTGCTCCTCCAGAAAACTGGAATTGTCCAAGGAAGTTGAACAAGTAAGACCCGGAATTAGCAAAAGTAATCTTGGAACCAGCAACAACACTTACTCCTCGCGCGGTTGAGGTTGAGCTGATAGAAACGAGATTTGCCGAAGTCGCCCCGGCGTTGGTCTGGGTTGTATAGTCCTCAAAAGAACCGTAATGAAGAATAGCCGCAGGGACCGCAGCGGTTGTTTGCACTGTTCCATCGGGGAAGGTCAGCCCCGTGCCCAAGTAAAGGTTAGAGAACCTGTGGCTCGAACCACCCAACGCAACAGCATTATCTGCGGTAGGTACAATGCTTGTCCCCACAGAAGACAAATTTACGTTTGTCTTGTTGGTGTCAAGATAGGTCAGCGCAGTGTTGAGGGTAGTTCCCCAATTTGTCTGTCCAATAGTAGGAAGTACAACAGCCATAATTAATCTCCATAGGCTCCGGAACCGTATGCACCGGCTCCATAGGTTGATAAGCGGGGTTCTTCCACCACTCCACTGGCGAAGTTTGTAAACTGCGGGTCATTGACGAGTTCTTCGGGGTTGACCTGGTTGCAGTCAATGGTGACAACAGCAAAGCGGTAGCCAAAGGCACCACGAGGCAGAACACGGGTAGGCGTAAAGACTTCACCACGATAGATGATGCGGTCCTTGATGTGCGAGCTGGGGTCGCTCAGCATTCCGGGAACAAGACGCTGTACATCACCAACATTGAGGACAAGGCGCAGAGTATCGGTGACGTAGTAACCGCGCTCGTTCATGATGTTTGTCGAACGGATAAGTTGCGCCATGACTACGGGCAGCTTAAACGGAAGCGCCCAACGCCGACCATTACCAACACCGTCAGTAAATCCAGCGTTGGATACATCGTAGATGTCATCTACAACAAGGTTAAAGTTATCCGCCAAGTAAGTTGCTGACCACTGGAACCAGTCAACTTCCTGACCAACAGTTCCGCCCAAATCCTCGGCAATACCTTCATACATGGACTTAGCTTCATAGTCCATGTTGAAGCGTGTACTGGTGTTTGTACCCTGATTACCGCCGCGCATGAAGCCTCATTTCATCAACTTCTAGTTTGGCAGATATACCTTGCTTAGGGTGCCTAATCCTAAGACTCGGCAGGTATTTTAGTTGCCTTATCTTTCCAAGAACCAGTAGCTTCATCCCAGAAATAACGCCAACCATTCTCTGGCCTTGGCTTGGGAGCTACCCATACATGGGAATCAACATCAAATGTCCACGATGGAAAAGGCTGACCAAGATTACTTACGTCAAATGTCGATAGTTTCTCAAAGTAATCTGTACCATGGATAGTCCAGACCAAAATTTCATAAGACTTATTTGGCTCAAGAATGTCGATTCGTTCGGATACAAGGTGGTCTTGGTCAGTAGATACAAACTTAGTATCTCCCACCGGATAGCTTCCAGTAGCAACACTTGTTTTGCCGTCAAGCAGATTGTACCCAAAACGAAATACGGAGTTAAATGTAACGTTCTTTGTAGCCGAAAAAAATACCTCAAAGTTAGGCGCAGCAAGTTCTGACGAATCCGAGGTAATTTCAATCGTCTTTTTTTCTGTGTCAATAAAGATTTTCATTACAAACTTCCTACTGTTGGGTAATAGATAATAACAATACCAGAGGCTCCTGATTCTGGGGCGCTTCCAGTGTACGGGCCGTTAGAGCCACCACCTCCAGTATTAGCTGCTTTTCTGGGAGCGCGGTTATAGTCATCTCCTCCAGCACCGCCCTCTGCATATGTTCCGCCAAGTTCAAAAGTGTATCCACTTCCACCAATAGCGTAGTAGCTTGAGTTTATGTAAGACCTAACGTTTGTTCCTGCGCCTGTTGCCCCACCGCCACTAGCCCCGTAATAGGTGTCGGAGCTAGTAGCGGCAGATGATAGGTCACCATCACCGCCCTTATTTCCTTGACCACCTACACCGCTGCCTCCACCAGTAAACTGGGGAGGATAGCCGGTAATACCTCCACCGCCAGACCCACCGGATGCTGCTTGCGCCCAAAAACCGTTGGTTCCAACATAGCCGTAAGCACCAGAACCACCACCATACGCAGTGTAGCCCAAAGCAGAAGAGTTTCCACCAACTGCTTGAGAGTTACCTCCAGGGCTAGACGCACCTCCACCAACAGTTACCCCGTAGTTACCAGAGCCTACGGTCGGAGTTACGAGCATCAGACCGCCAGCACCACCGCCCGCTCCCTCAAGAAGCAGGTCTCCGTTATTGCCAGACCAACCCCCCGGACCGCCCCCAGCAACAATAAGCATTTTTACTCGACCGCTAGTTGTTCCAATAGATGACACCGAAAAAGTTCCACTACCAGTAAATGTGTGTACCTTGTAGGGCACACCGCCCAGCGTTGTTGTGGATACGCTTCCGCCAGTTGCAGAAAGCGGAACGTATCGCTGGTAGAACTGTCGCCAACTACCACTAACTTTGGTCCAACCCTGCGTAATGTTGCGCCAACTACTGCTGACGTTTACGCGGGGGTCAATGCCAGTCTTCCAGGTTCCACCGACTTTTGCTTCAATATCCAATTAATGCTCCAGGTTATACGTAGACAAACCAAATGTCTCCATCGGAGCCGCCAGTTGGAGCCGATGTTGAAACAGTGATGTTTCGGAAACCGTTAGAACTAGAGGATATAGAAACACCTGATACAGTTCCCGCCAAAGTCTGGGCAGTGTTAGATGTCTTAGAGAGGTAGTTTGTAGAAACACTTGTTGTTGTCGGGTAAGTTGAAGCTGCGGTTTCCGCAGTAAGAAGAGTGTTTCCGGTTTCTGCGGGCAAAAACAATGATGTTGTACCAGCAACAGCCTTAGCCTTGAGGACAGTTGTTCCCGAGCTAGAGCCTGTAAAAGTAATTCCACCAGAGCTGATGGTTGGAGTTGTTAGTGTGGGCGAGTTGCTAAAGACAGCGACACCACCGGCAGCCCCCGTGGCATCCGTCAGGATAGTCGCAAAGTTTGCCGAGGTAGTGGGGGTGAAGTACGTTGTGGTTGTTGTCAAAAGACTCAGAGCAGGTACTCCACCCGAGATAACCACAGACTTACCATTGTCCCCAGCCGAAGTGGTCACAATAGAGGTAGTGTTTGCAGCTGACTGGTAGGGTAAACCAACACCAGCACTTGCTAGGTTAGTGGCGCGGTCAACAACAGCGTTTGTACCTGACGAGTAGGTCAGTCCTACAGGGCCATACGGAAGCGCACCCCACAGAGTCGTTCCATTACCAATCTTGAACTTACCAGTATCGGTCTCAAATCCAAGTTCACCGGCCCCCAAAATAGGGGTAGAACCAGCAGAAGTTTGTGCACTAACCCAGTTGGCTGCTGTATCGCGGCGCAGATAGATGCGTGTTTTTACCGTCATAATGGCTCCTAGAAAGTCTTACTTCTATTTTGCCTTGTTATAGGCGGATGTATTGGCTATAAGCC